TCGATGAGTCTACTACAATAAAAAATCCAGAAGCTAAACGTACAAAAAATATTTGTAAGTTAGGTAGAGAAGCTAGTTATACTAGAATACTTACTGGTTCGCCTGTAACTAAATCACCATTAGATTTATACAAACAATGTGAGTTCCTGTGCCCTGGTCTGTTAGGCCATGAGTCTTATTATACATTTAGAACTAGATACGCTATTATGAGAACAGCAAACTTTGGTGGTAGATCTGTACAGATAGTAGTTGGTTATAGAAATTTAGATGAACTATCACAAAAACTAAAAGCATTTTCTTACAGAGTATTAAAAGATGAGTGTTTAGATTTACCTAAGAAAACGTTTATGAAACGTACTGTAAATCTTACGCCAGAACAATTAAAAGTATATAAAGAAATGAGTAGATTAGCTCTTGCTAGTTTTGGTGGTAAAATGATGACTACAGCTACGGTTTTGACTCAACTAATGAGACTACAACAAATAACTTGTGGTAATTTTACAGCAGATGATGGGACTCTAACAGAACTACCTACCAATAGATTACCAGAACTTATGAATCTACTTGATGAGATAGAAGGTAAGGTTGTTATTTGGGCCCACTTTCAAAGAGATGTGCATAAGATAATTGAAGCTATAAGCAAAGAGTATGGTGCAGATTCTTTTGTAGATTACTATGGTCTTACACCACAAGAAGATAGACAAAAGAATATTAAAAAGTTTCAAGACCCTAAGTCTTCAGTTAGATTCTTCATAGGCACGACTCAGACAGGTGGTTACGGTATTACACTTACTGAAGCTAGCACTATGATATATTATTCTAATGGTTATGATTTAGAAAAAAGACAACAATCAGAAGCTAGAATAGATCGTATAGGACAAGAAAGACCTATGACCTACATAGATATTATATGTGAGAATACTGTTGACACTAGAATAGTAAAAGCTTTACGTAAGAAAGTTAATATTGCAACTCAGATAATGGGAGAGGAGTTAAAAGAATGGATTTAAGACCTGGAGTAATTATAAGAATGGGCCTTTGGATTAGTCTCGTCATGTGTTTGCTTTGGTATTTTTAAACAAATAAATCTTTTGCTTTACCAAGTATAGGTTTGTATTTTGTTTTACCTTCTTCTCTAAATGCATGTAAGAAAGATTTTCTTGGCATGCCTTCTGTAAAACTACAATGTATCCAACCAGAATTAGGTTCACCTGGTGTATAGTATTCGAGAATCAATTGATCCCATTCTAACTCTCTATGTATCCAATCTGCAAGCTCGCAATTATCTACACCTACAACTTCGAAATCGGCCGCTTCTGCACGTGCATGCTGTGAATTTGGTGAGCTACCGATGGCCTGACACAACTCTGGGCTACGAAATCCGCTAGTCACCTTGACCCTGCCGAAGTGGTCACGTACTGGCTGTAAAATTTTTTCACAAAGTGTTTTTAGTTTTTCTATTTGTTCTGCGTTAGGATTATTATTAATCCCTTTACGGATTGCTGTATCCGATTTGGTTAATTCTTCTAAGGTAAAATTACGTGTAAGTTCCATTAGCTTATTATCCTCTCAATAGCGAAGAGTGCAGCAGTTCCCGCAGCTGCTAAGAGAACCCAATAGACTTTGTCTATCTTACCGCCCAACTTCTCGACGTCTTCGTGTACATGTTTTAGATTCTTTTTTAGACCTGATATATGTCCGTACAAAGATAAAATATGTTCTCTGGTATTTTTAGGTTCTATCGCCATAATTAGTTTTGATTGAAAAGTATAGCAAGTTTCTGTGCTGTACTCAAGTTGCTTAAACTGTTATTATTAACTGTATTTGATACTAGATTACTATCAATACTAGGTAAATTTAACGAGTTTGGTGTTACCGGTGTTTCTTGTGCACTAGGTAGTAGTGGGTTTTCTATAAAAGGAAAGTTTGGTTCACTTAATGATATGTTTCTCATCTTTTCTGATATGTTTGAAATAACATTTCCAGCTGATTCTAATGGATCAGTCTCTCCAATTCTCGAAGCATTTTCTCTAAATGCTCTTCGTATATCTGGGGATATTCTTATGGGTCTAAATATATTATTATCTATTGTATTTACATCTACTGCAGATAATCTTCCTGTTGCAGTTCTAAACTCGTCTTCACTTATGTTTAACGTTCTTGCTGCATCAATATCTTTTTTAAATTCTCTTCTTACATTAAACAAAGATCTATTTGCATTTATATATGAATCAACAATATCTCGTGATTCTATTGGCCCACCACGTAAAGCTTCTCTAGTAAATAATGATCGAGATTCTCTAACACCTCTTTGATAGTCAGCAATTTTAAAATTAATAGATCTCTCTGGGCTTATATTTACAGCTCTAAATCCAAATAGTCCTGCAAACTCATCACCAAATTCAAATGTTTGTCCATACTTATCAAACTTACCTTTTGTAACTACATCTACAGATTCTATAGATCTGTCTAATCTTTTTAGTTGTTCGAATGAAAAAGGCATTTGTGCTTTTACAAGATGTCCCATTATTTTATATGCTTTGTCACCAGCTATATCTTGAGGATTAAATACTTGAAAACCATCTCTTGTTCTACCACCTCTGGCTAAAATATCTGCTACAGCTTCTGTCCAAATAGATTCAGATATAAATGGTGATGCAAATTCTTTCATTGATGTAAACGTACCTGCAACAAAATCATCCATGATACCATCTTCATCTGTTCTGCCATCTGCTACAGAATTTATTACAGTTTGTATAGGTCTAAGTAATGTATCATACGCATTAGCATGACTAAAATCTACATATTGAAAAGAACCATCTTTATTTTTTATAGGTAACAAAGTTGAATTTTTTGACCAGTCTGCAACATATCTTCTTATAGCATCTCTTTCTTCATCAGTTACATCGTATATAGCTTGAAAAGCTTTTTGTGTTGCATACGGTACGGCTGCAACTGTAGCACCAAAACCAAATAATCTAGTATGTCCTATACCAGCAAATGGTTTTATTACTGTACCATCAGGTGTAACAAACTCTTCATTTATTTCTCTAAGACCTCGTCTTACAATATTTGTACCAGTTCTAACTATCTCTGCAGGAAAGGATACAAAATTACCTATAGGTAATTTTCTTAATGATTTAACAAAATCAGATACATAATCATAATTTGGTATATTATTTTTTACAATGTCAGCAGCTTCTTGTTTAAAGAAATTTTCATCAATAGTTATGTCAACACCATTTCTTTTTACTGTCATACCTCTTGTAATACCTTTATTTGCAAGAGCTTTTTCTAACCTTGTTTTTTCCATAGCCCATGATGCTATCTTCCAGAAGTCATCTTCAGCTGTGTATAAATCTTGTGATACAGATTTTAATTTTGATAATGGTTTAAGTAACATTCTTAAACCTTTGTCGGATGTCATAGTCTCACCAAAGTTTACATCTTCAAGCAATCTTGTTAAGTCTCCTAGTCTTACGTTAGAGTTTACAACACCTAGTTTTAATAACTCTTCGTATAGATCATTCTGTTGTCTTGTGCCTTTAAGTGGTGTTTGTAAAGCCTGATACGCTGTCTTAATAGCTTGACCATCAGGTATAATACCATTAGCTGTTGCAAACGCACCAGCAGATACAAAGTTTCTAACATGTGTTACGGGTGATAAAATTGTTTTTGCTATCTGTGATAAACCTTTTGGATACAAAACTAATCCTTGATATAGCTGACCTAACATACCTGCTTTATCAAAAGATAATGATGTACCTTCTAATGCTTCTGCCATACCTTTAGTTGTATACAATTCATTAAGTGGATTTACCGACCCACCTTTTGCTGCAACACTAAGTGTTTTAGCTTGATCAATTCTTATTTGTTGATAGTCATCACCAAACGTAAGTCTAGCTTTGTCTGCACTATCTACAAACATAGGTTTTTTACCTGCAGCTATAAGCTCATCATTTTTTCTTATAAGATCTTGAAAGAATAAATTTCTTCTTGTAATCATAGAGAGTTTAGCTGTACCACCTAATATAGTTTGCATAGGGTTTTGTTGTTTACCTAAAAGTTTTTCAAATACTTTTCTATCTGTTTCTTTTATTGCACCTGCAGAAACTAATGCAGAACCTCTATCAGTTACTACATCTTCAAGAGTAGTTCTGTTTACAAAAAAACTTGGGACTTCAAATATAGCATCAGATGGTTTATCCATTCTAATACCTTTTGGTAATCTTGCAGTTCTTAATACTCTTGTTACAGCTTGTTCTGCTTGAAGATCTGACATCGTTTCTCCAGCTTCTCGTGCACTAGATTGAAATACGTCTTTAGCTTCTTTTATAGCTTCATCAGTTGGCTTATATCTAACCCATGGAAAGATACTTTGATTTTGAAATATGTCATATGTAGAACCAATATAATTTTTAAATTTGTTACCAAATAAACTTTTAAATTCTTGTATTTCGTTTTGTCCTAATGATCTACCTAACTTAGAAAATAAATCAGCCCATCTTCCCCTTATGCTAGATAGATTAGCAAGTATGTCTGTAACAACTTGATCGTCTACATTCATATCTTTTAATTTTTTAACTAAAGCATTTTTCTTTGTCTCATCTAATTTACCAAATGTTGCAACACCTTGATCATCTAACTCTGCTTTACCAGATAATAATAAATCATTAACTTGAGTTAACATCTGTTTTCTTTTTTCTGCATCTGCTTTGTTCATTACAGTTCTTAGTGGTGGGAACACTTTGTCTATTGCTTGATCTAATTCTCTAGATATATTTCTTGCACCTGCAGCGTCAGCAGCTCTTTCACCAACAGATAATCTTTCTATACCAAAAAATTCTTCCGTCTTACCACTACGTGCCCTGAACCCTGATGCAATTTTATCTATAAATGCATCTAGTTTAGAGTTTGCTACATCTAATTGTTTGTTTCTATCTGTAAGTCTTTTAACAACTTTACCTGTACCACCTATAATACCTGTAAATAATGCGCCTTCTACACCAAACTTAACTCTGTTTAATAATTCTCTTGTAGGATCATCGTCTGTTGATCTATCAACCTTTGTTGGTCCACCAACAAAGTCTCCAAATGTACCTAATTTTTCTACGTCACCAACAAATACAGCCTCAGCAACACCACCCCCTAATGCTCCTGCAATAAATTTATTTGTCTTACCTTTTGCATTTAATTCTAACGCTTCATCAAGACCTTTTTTAAGATTAGGATTAGTTGTTTTAAAATATTTACCATTACGTCCAGCTCGCATTGCATCATCTGCAAGTTTTGCTCCTATCTTCATACCTTTTACTGCAGGTATACCTATATTAACTAATGCTTCTGTAATTCTACCAGCAGCTGTAGCTTCTGCTTTCTCATCAAATTCTGTAAGATCATCAAAAAATGCTTCTACTCTTGCTGCTCTGTTTTTATCTACACCAAGATCAAGTAGTGTGCCACCTAAAGAAAAAAAACCTTTTGGTATTGCTATAAGACCAGATGCAACACCAGAAAATATGGATTCTATAGTTCCAACTTTATTATTATCAACATCACTTTTTGATTGAGTGTCTATAAGAGTGACCATTATCTACTCCTAAAATACGAATTCGCTTACTAAACCACCTGAACTAATTTTAACAATTCTACCTCCAACAACATAATCTCCCGGCGGCAGTAAATCTTCATTATTTTTTATTCTTCTTTTTTGTTCTTCATTTATGTAGTCAGCTTCTGTTTTAGTAGTATTATCTTCCATAAAATCATTTACTTTATCTGTATCAAAAATACCTTTTACATCTATACCTTGTCTTGTAGCTTCAGCATATAAGTTCTGACCTTTTAATGATCTACCATCTTTTGCATACAACGATGCAATTTCAGATAAATCATTACCTGCTAATTTTTTATCATACACTTCTAATTGTTTTCTTTTTACTTGTGCATCTAATTGATCTTTTTCTCTATTTACATCTTTTGTAATTTCAGCTTTAAGTATCGCAGCATCAATCTGTCTTTTAAGATCAACACTCTTATCAAGATTTTGAGACAATGAATTAATAACACCACTTACAAGATTACCAGATTTTAATTGATCTTTTATTGTACCACCTTCTCTTATCTGATTACTTGCATCTATTAATGTATCATAGACAGCACCTTTTTGTAATCTGTTGACCCCCATCATGTCATAGTATCTTTTTCTATTTGCTTCTATTTCTTCGTCTCTAGTTAATTTTCTACCGCCTTGATCTTTTTCACCTGTAATTACTTTTTCATCTATTTTTTCACCTGTTGTTAGACCCATATCTTCTGCTTGATCTGCAGGTATTTCTTTACCTTCACCATCAAAAAATTTACCACCAGCAAAATAACCAGCTGTAACTACACCTGTTGGAGATAATACAAATCTTGCACCTTTAGCAAATAATCCTTTTGCTTGAGGATTTGTAAGAGCGTTGTAAGTTCCTCTAACCAATGCAATTGATGGATCATTTGCAAAGTATGGTCTAAGCTCTGCAGTTGTTGCAATATCACTTTTAGGAACTGTATCCTTTACTGTAGTACCTGGTTTTCCTAATACTTTAGGCTGCATTCCTAATTCTTTTGCACCTTTAGACTGTCCTATTCTTACAGGACTATATGGTGCAGGTTTTTGTGTTGTAAATAAATTTTTAAAAAATCCACCACCTGTTCCTGAAACGGGTGTAGTTGTAGATGGTAAAGTTTTTTGTGCTACTTTTTTTGCACCTTGACCTGCAACAGCTGTTGCTGCTCTACTTAAACCCATTCTAGTTGCAAGTCCTCCTAGAAAAGGTAATATTGCAAAACCAGCATAACTTCCTGGTCCATCAACTACACCTCTTTTAGGTGTGTTAATACTATCCTTCATACCAGACATAATGCCTTCTTTAATAGGCCCACCATTTCTAAACATTGGTCTATTTAATGGTCTCATTATTTACTACCGTATAGTTTACCGAATATACCTGCAAGTCCAACAGCATTACTAATAGCACCTGTTAATGGATCTACACCGGCTGCACCAGTAGGTGCTGCTGTTGATCCAAATCCTGCAAGTTTACCAAGACCTGCACCATATTGATCTAATCTTTGAATAGGTTCATATGCAGCTGCTCTATTAGCTGCAGCATCTGCTTGTAATTGTGCTGAAGTTAAACCTTGTCTAAATGCACCAAGATTACCTAAAGCAGAAACATCCTGACCCATAGATCCTCTCATAAAGTTAGACAAGCCAAATTGTTGACTAGCTAATGCTCCTTGGTTTGTAAAATTTTGTTGTGCTGCAGCTCTTGCATCTGCTAAACCTGATGCTTGTAATTGTGCAAGTGTAGCAGCTCTATTTCTATCTGAAGCTGCATCATATTCTGCCATCTGTACGCCTTCTCTACCACCACCAAAAGCTCCTGAAGTAAATGCCTGGTCCCTGATCCCTTGTCTTTGTATAGCTGCTTGTCTATCAAAGTCAGCTAATGTTGTATCAATAACTTGTGATTGAAAAGGTGACATAAAATTTTGAAAAGCTTGTGGACCAGCTGATGCTGCTTGTTGCCCTATAGCACCTTGTGCTGCAGTTAAAAATGGTTGATAAGATCCTATACCTGATGTTGCAAGATTAATTGCTTGCGATTGTAATGGGTCTTCACCAGCAACAAATTGTCTTCCTGTAAATGTACCAGTATCTATTGGTACAGATGTTGTTGCTGTTAATTGTTTTCCAAAATCTTTTGCCGTGTCTTGTAAATAATCTGGTAATGCCATTATTCTAATCTACCCTCCATCATTTGTGCTTGATCAAACATTGCTTGCGCAGGATTCATACCTTGAGATTCTTCAGATATAGTACCACCTGCTTCTAAATTGTCCATCATGTTTTGCATAACTTCAGCGCCTTTGTCTATGTCACCTTGGCCTGCAGCTCTTACAGCATCTGCTGTAAATACAAATTCGTTTTTAGATAATCTTGCAGGTACATCATCTGCTCTTTCCTCAGCCCCTAGTGGTACAAAACCACCTTCTCTATAATCTTTTTCTAAACCACCCATATCTATCATACCGCCTTCTGCATATCCTGGTAGATTAGCTAACCCACCATTAGCAGCATAAAAATTTCTAACAAATTTTGGTTGTGGTAAGAATCTTAAACTTGAATCTTGATTTCTAGCTTGGTTTACTATATCGGTTATACTATCCGGTGTTACTGAAAAAGGAGTATCTGGTTCTTCTTCCTCTTCATCACCGCCCATTAAAAATGGTGCAGCAAGAGCGGCAGCTCCAAGTCCACCACCTAATAATCTTAGACCACTAAATCCTTTTGTTGGATCACCACCAACTCTAAATGCATTTCCTATTGTTCCTAAGAAACCTTCTCCACTTGCTAATCCTGTACCAAGTTTTGATTTAGCAAATAATCCAGGTAAACCACCAAATCCACCTGCTTGGGTTAATAAAGATTGTTTACCAAATAACATTGGAGCATAGTTAGCTGCTAAAGCTCCTAAAGCTATTTTACCTACTGGTGATTTAACAACTTTTTTTACAGCACGCTTAGCTTTTCTTACAATTTTACCTAGAAAATAACCTTGTCTAGGTTCTTCTAATGTCATGATTCCGCCACCGGCACGTAATTGTCTTTCCATGTTCATTCTAGATATTGTCATAATTTAGTCTAAATTCTCTTTGTATAATGTTTTGTTGTTATAATCAATCATATATATCGACCAGGTTTGCTAGTCCTCCCATCATGTAGGGTACTCTACCACCGTCAGCCAGTCCATATCCAAACCCTTCTCGACCACCAGAGTCATAACCATACCCTCCAGTTTGACCAGCACCTCTATCTCCTTGATCATCTCTAGCGATAACTTCACCACCTGACCCAGGTCTTCTACCAGAAGCACCTGCTCTTGATGGATCATTAGGATCAGACCTTCCAATATCAGCAAAATCTCTTTCACGTTTTGCAGCTTGTTCCGCCATTGCTTTTTCATTAGCCACACGCTCTTTTTCTTTTTGAGTGTAAACATTAAACATATTTATATTATTTTTATTCATTTTATTAGCAAGATCTGCAGCATCTTCATCATCACTTTCAAACATTCCTGTTTCCTTGTTAAAAGATACTTTAGAGCCTGTTTTTTCTGAATATTTATCTGCCATTTTACCACTTAACATGTCACCAAGTGATGTTGCTTTTTCACCTACAAAATCCGCATAATTACCAAATGCAGATCTAGTATTAATTCCAAAAACATCTTTGTTTAATCCAGATGTGTTTTCACCGAATACTGTTGGTCCAGTGTACCCCATGTTTTGTTTTATAAATTCTTGATCAGCTGGTGACAATGTATTAAATTTATCCATTGATCCAAGCACCATACTAATAGGACCAAAATTTTTTATGTTACTCATTATACCACTAGCTTTATCTTTTACGTTTCCTAAAGTATCTTGAACCTTACCGGCTCTAGTTAGTTCTAAAGGAATATCAGTGTCAGATCCAATATACTCACCCATATCTGGGCCAGTTAGTTGTTGTTCTCTGTAACTTGGAAAACCCATAAAAGTTTTATCAAGTTTACTTTGATATAAATCATCTACAAGCGGTGTTGGTTGACTATCAAAATATTGATTTCTTGTATCTAAGGTATAGTTTCTCATTAAATCGTTTACGCTACCAGTGTAATTACCACCTCTACTATTATTACTTATGTTTTTAGTTATAGGCAAAGTAGTAATGCCAGTTGGACTATCTTCTGTTGTAGTAGGAAAACTAAATGCACCACCTCTAAATCTTTCTTGGGGTATAAAACTATACCCTTGATTATAGATGTTTTGATCAGTTTGATTATAAAAATTTGGTGCTGCTAATATTGACATTAGTCCTCGTCTTTTTCAGATGCTGCGCCTAACGCTGGCATTTTTGCTACTTTAATTTTTACCGATCTTGTTACATGTTCTCTTTGTGTATCAGTATCTGGATTATTAATATCGTCTTCAGCCTCTTGGTCTGAACTATATTCATAATTAGTTTCTTTATTTCTTAATACTATTTCAGCTTCACATTTTACGACAGGTACTTTTTTACCGTCGACTTCAATATATTCTACTGATCCTTCTTCTTTAAAAGCCATATCTATTCCCTATTTATTTGTAACACAGAAAGCACAATATGTAACCTGTTTCCTGTGGCTGCAGTTGCCTTTATTATTTCACTTTCTTGAAGAACTATAGGCTGCGATAGTAATTCTAGTGTCTCATTAGCAGATACAGCTTTGGTTTTGAATAAACTAAATACATTTGCTGAAGCATCTGTCAAGGTCAAAGTTACAGTATCCGCGTTTCCCGAGTCCTCAGATACTATTATTGATTTTATTATACCAGTTGTTGATGCAGGAACTGTATATACTACAGTTTCTCCATTGGTTGTTAGATCTTTTTTTGCGTTTGTAAATACGTTAGCCACCTATAAACCAGGACACTCGTTCCTGCTCCTGTTTGACTTCATCTAAAAATGTAGAATTTAATTGATCCTTCATAATAGTTAAAGCTCTGTTAATTTGTTTTTGGTTTGATACATCATATTCTTCTTTTGGTTCTGGTAATCTAATATTAATTTTTGTCATTATCTTCTACCATCTGGTTGTACGTCTAATCTTAATGTGCCATATCTCCATGACTCACTAGCTGTATCATTTTCTATTTTTATATTTAAAAACCTACCTCTAGCTCTTGTATCTTTTTTAAGAGTAGAAGACGTAATTGTAAATGGACTTAATGCTGTAGTTACTTGTGTATCTTGTGGGTATCTTTTAACACCAAGTGTTACCTTTGCATTACCTTGTAATGATTTAAAATCAGGTACAAATCTACGTAAAGCTAGAAAAGCTTCTCCAGCTAGTTTTTCTCTTTGTCCTCTTTGTTTAGACTCTAAGTCTATATCAAATGATTTTATAAAAGAAGTAAGAGCTGTAGTAGTACCGTTTGGGTTTACTTGATCTGTCCCTACTTCATGTTCAAATAATGTTGTTTGACCTAAACCAGACTCACCAACTATTGCAGGAAAAGTACCTGTAGCTGTAGAATCGTATTTAGTTGCAAAAGGTTTTGGATATATTGTTGCATCAATCCATGATGTTCTAGCTTCTGTTCCTGTGTACCATACACCACCAGGTATTTTTACTAGAGCTGTTTCACCAAAATTAAGCACAACATATTTATCATTATACTCTGAATTTGCAGATGGGTAGTACCAAACAATTTCTGTAAATAAATTATTAAGACCTGCTGTTATTTGTTGGCCTTTTGTTGTGTCGATATTTTCAAATACATGATCCTCTACACTACATGGTAAAGATTTTACTGTACCATCAAATGCAAAAAAACCTTTAGGTGACATCCAGTATGCAATACCATCTATCTCAACCGCAGCGTTCTTACCTATTAATCCACAGTTTGTACCTACTTGTTCAAAGCCAAATGTAAATGGTGCACCGACAAACTTCATTGTGTATAAAGCATTGTCGGTCCATATCAAGATTGTCTCCTTAGCTTTTAATGCTCCCATAATTTTTGTACCATCTTGTAGTCTTTGTGTGCCTGCTGTATTTGTTGCAGATGGTGCATAAATATTAATGCCTTCTTGGTCAGAAAATCTTATAAACATATCATCTTGTGTTGTTGTATTTCCAATAGTTGTCTCTGTTGCAAGATGAATTAAGTGTCTTGTTGTTGGTGACACTAATGTAACTCTACTTGATGTTGGATTGTTTGTAGTTTGAAAATTACTTGTTGATGTAGATGCTCTGTTTGTAAGCGGTGTTGCTGCTCCACCGTTCCATGTAAATGTTTTACCGTTTGCAATTGTTGCAATTAGTACTTGACCAAAATTATCTAAAGACCATAGCCCTGGTTCTAGTGCAACATCCGATGCAGCTGCTGCTTCACCCCAGTTGCCATTACCATAGCTAGCTACACCCCAACCATAACCATACGTTTGCGCTCTTGGTCCAACTGGTTCGTAAGGTTTAAGACTTAAACTACCACCTGTTGATACAGTGCCACTAGCATTACTAACTTGATTAATTGTAAACGTGCTTGTTGTTGGTGCAGATATAACTTGAAAGTTTTTATCTTCAAATTGTGTGTTAGTAAAACCTGTACCACCTGGTAGTGTTACAGAATCTAATTGAACTATATCTCCAACAGATAACCCATGTGCAGCTTTTGTAATCGTACAAGTTGGTGAACCATTAGTTGTTGCAATAGTGGCTGATGTCAATGTAGTCTTAAGTGGTGTTACATCGTAAAGTTGTCCTTCAAAATATATAAGTAAAAATTTATCTGTTCCGATTGCAACATATCTATTACCAGATAGATCTGTAAAAGCATGCATAGCCCTTGCAACTCCAACCATCGTACTTGTTACAAGTGATGACCATCCACCTACTTTTTCTGGTAGACCATATCTAAATCTGACATTGTCAGAATCAACCCAACGATTCTCTGCTCCAGCATCAGAAGATTGCTTGTCAATTCCTGGTAAGAATGCGTATTCAACTAACATCTGTTAGTCCTATATTTTATCTTTGTAGATCCAGCCTCTCGTTGAATTTACAAATACTAAAGTAAAAGCTGAACTATTTGTGTTTACAACTAAATTAGAAGCGGATCCTAATATGTTTGAACCATTTCTAGCAATGGTAAGATTATTTGATGCAAAGAAGTTTCCGCTATCTATAAAATGAACCTCATTTCCTATAGCAGGTGATGCAGGTAGTGTGATTGTTACAGAACTATTAATACCACCAGACCCTGTGTTTACTAATAACTGGTCACCATCTACAGCCTGATATGCTCCAGGTACAGTGTAATAACCTTTATTAATTAAACCTTTGTTTATATTTGTACCATCTGAATACAATAAAGACTTAGAGCCCACTGGTATTGCTACCCCGGTCCCTGATACAGTTTTAAATGTTAATGTATAATTATTTGATGTTCTAGCAGTAGCATCTTCTATAATAATAACTCTTTCAATAGAGTCTGGTAAAGTAACAGTTCTGTTAGCCGCTAATGTTCCTGTAAGTTTTAAATATAAATTTTTACCATTTGATACAGCACCATTACTAACTGCAAGAGCAATGTCGCTTGCTGCAACATCTATAGATTCATATCCTGATGCAGCTTGTTCTAATTGTTGTAGATTAGTATTAGTTACTGTTCCCCATGTACCGGCTTTTTCCCCGGTTGCCATTAATTCTAGTTTTAAGTTACTCGAAAAACTTGATGCCATAATTCTCCTATGGGTTGAGCGGATCTATTGGGACCCACACCCCTGTTGCGTTTGGATCTATATCGTTCCAAGATACCACATTAACGGTACCATTTGCAAGGTTAAATCTCTTACCTGTTACACTGATTCCAAAGTCTACTTCAGCACTACCAACAGCTATATTGAACCTTTTACCATTAATTAATACAGTTACGTTCTGAATTCCTACTCCAGCAAAAGTTGTTGATGCAAAAGGTGTTGCTCCAAAAAACATTATGGTATCTCCGTCCAAGTTTGTGTTGCATTAGTAGGAACTGCTTCCCACATTCTAAGTGTTATATCAGAAGTAGCTACGTTTAGTCTATTACCAGATGGTATAGTTTTTGCTTTAGCTATAACTGTTACATTACTAGTAGATATGTTTATTCGTTTTCCAGTGACAATAGCTGTAGCATTTGCTTTAGCTGTTGCATTACCTAGAGCTACTTCAAAGCCATTACCAGTTACCGATAGATTACATTTACCAATTATTGTTACATTACCTGTAGCAAAGTTTAATCTATTACCTAC